ACTCCTCAACTGTTTCAGTAACTCCTACAACTTCTCAGGTTGCCTCGGCTACTGCAGGAATCGCCGCTGGCGCTGTTGGGTCTTATGGATTCTTCATGAGACTCACAGGCAACGAAGTCGGCCCGGGGACAGTCGTTTCAGGGAGCATCTTGAGATGGGGTGGTGTCTTCCATACTTCCGTTAGCACCGGAAGTGCACCCGCCGGATCTTGGCGTTGTATGGGTCAAGCTAAAAAGCCCTCCGTTTCCGACTATCAGTATCAAACGTTATATCTAAGGGTCTCTTAATATGAAAATTCTATATCGTAACGCAAAATATATCAATGCAGACGGGTGGATTGATTGTGAAATCCAACACCCACGTCATAACTGGATCCCTTATACACTAGATCCTAACGACACAGACATGGATATAGACAACAACGAACTACTAGCAGATATGATTGCCGCAGGAGATGTTGCTCCTTATGTCCCCCCTACAGAGGCTGAGGTAGAAGAAGCTCTTGCTGAAGAAATTCGGCATGAACGGAATTATCGTTTATCACGAGATGTCGATCCGATTGCAGGTAATGTTCTTGCTTGGGAAGATGTCCCCCCACAAGATCAGGCTCGCTGGCGGGTGTACCGCAGAGCTCTTCTTGACCTCCCAGTACAGGCGGGTTTCCCGAGGAACATTAATTGGCCAACACCCCCTGCATAATGTAATCCAAGGAAGGATACAGAAATGAATATCGGTGATAAGGGATTGGACCTTATTAAATCTTTTGAGGGGTTGGTGTTAACTGCTTACATGCCAACCCCGCAGGATGTTCCAACCATCGGCTATGGTCATACAAAGACTGTAAAGATGGGAATGAAGATTACTGAACAAGAGGCGGTTATTCTCCTCAAAAAAGATCTAGGGTGGGTGGAAACTGCTATTGATACCTACGTAACAGTTCCACTCAACCAAAATCAGTATGATGCATTGGCTTCTTTTATTTTCAATATAGGAGCTACTCAATTCAGGAAATCCACTCTATTGAAAAAGCTAAATTCCGGCGACTATGCGGGCGCAGCAGATCAGCTCCCTCGCTGGAACAAACAAAAAGGCAAGGTTCTTAATGGGCTGACCCGCCGTCGCAAGGCGGAGCGAGAGTTATTCCTCTCTAAAGCCGTAATTGCTAATAAGACAAAGACTAGTAAAGGCTTATTTTCAGGGTTACTTGCCTTGTTTGTAGCACTCCTTGCCATATTTAAATCTAAGAAAGGCTAACCAAATGCTTAAAGGTTACAAAACAATCTTGTTTAACGCAGCGGCCACCATCGTTCCTATTCTTGAGCTCACAGAGATGTACGATCTGGTTCCAGAAAGCTATTTGCCCATCTACATGTTGGGAGTTGCTGTTATCAACCTATACTTGCGTACAGTAACTACAACTCCGGTTGGTAAGAAGTCGTGATACTGTCAACTATACTATCGCTGATCAACCCACTTGGGAGTATTGCTGAGAAGATAGTTGCGGCTAAAACACGAGCTGCCGACTCTGCAACCGCTCTGGCTCGTATTGAAGCTGAAGTCGAGGTCTCTCAACTAGAGGCCCGACAAGCAGTAATCATCGCAGAACAGGGTTCGTTGCTCACCCGCTGGATCCGTCCTGCCTTCGCCCTGCCTTTTATCCTCTATAACTTTAAGGTTATTGTTTGGGATAAGATGCTAGGCTGGGGCGTCACTGATGATCTTTCCAGTTCATTCTGGCAACTCCAGATGGTGATTTTCGGGGCATATTTCTTGACCCGGGGCTTCGAAAAGCGTAGGTAATTATTGTAAGAATAAATACTTGACCCTTATGATAAGAATAGAGACAGACTCTCAAGGTCTGACAGTCTCTGATGTCGAGGAGGGGGATTTCGGTCTCTCTCCCTTCATATTTATAAGGATAAAAAATACTTGACCCTTATGACCCCCCGACCCTCCCCTGTATATCTATAATATATTTAAAGGGGTACTATGAACTATCCTTAAGTATACATTGTTATTGTTGTATATTTAAGAATAGATCAATAACCAAACTACTACAGGTAAATCATGTTTGTGTAGTAGTACATAACTAAACAAAACAATTCGAGAGGGCGACAGCCCATTAAACCAATTAATGAGGTAACAACTATGGCCCTAATCAAGACATCCGCACAGTCTAATAAGACGGGAGTGGAAACACCCAGTGCATCCTACTTGTCCCTAAAGCCACTATGGAAGAAGGCAAGGGCGATTCTACAAGGTGAAGCTCACGCTAAAGCCCATGATGAATACATCTCCCATACAGGTGAAAACCTACTAATTCCTTTCTCCCCTACTATGTCACAAAACCAGTATGATTTCTACAAGAGTGAGTCAGAACTCCCCGGGCTTACAGCACAGTACAGTAAAGTTCTTATTGGTGCTTTGTTGCGTAAGGACTCCCAACTGACCCTTCCTGATGAATTCGGGGAAGATGCCTATAACTGGCTGACTAAAGACTTCACACTAGATGGACAGTCTTTGTTCAACTTCTTGGATGCTGCTATTTGGGAAGAACTACAGACAAGCCGTGCTTGGGTTTATGTTGATCGTCCTAGTGTATCTGATGCTGACTACGATATGATGACACCTGAAGAGCGCATGTCAATCAATCCATACCCTGTGGTTATTCAAGCCGAGAATGTGATTAACGTACAGATTGGGGCACACCCTAAGACAAGGGGCAAGACACTCCTGCGTTGGATTACTCGCTATGTTGCTGAGTCCTATACTGAAGAAAATCCCTGGCACCCTACATATGTTGATACTGTTGCAGACCACTATCTCGACAAAGAGGGCAAGCTTGTAATTGATTACTACGAAAAGAAAGCAGGTGCTGCTACAGTTGAAGCCCTTAACGGCGAGATTCGTCAAGACTACAATGATAGTGTTGATGGCGGTTTCAAAAAGGTAAACTCCTCTATGCCAATGAAGTTTGGTGAGCGTCTTGACTTTATCCCAGCTTGGCCGCTTAATGGTCAGCTTGAGCCTATTGAACCTGTGCTTATGCCACTCATCGACAGAGAGATAGCTCTCTACAACAAGATGTCTCGTCGTAACCACCTACTATACGGTGCAGCAACCTACACACCTGTGGTACAGTCTGACATGACTGACGAAGAGTTTGAAGAGATTGTAAGTGCAGGTCTTGGAACTTGGCTACGAGTACGTGCTGGTGAAACTATCACAGTCCTCGAAACTCCTACAGCAGCTCTCTCCGACATGGATCGTGCAATTGAATCCACTATTGGTGAAATGGCTAAAATGGGTATTCGTATGTTGTCCCCTGAGCAGGCGGCTTCTGGTGTTGCACTAGAAATCCGTAATGCTTCTCAGACTGCACAACTAGGGACTCTTAACACAAAGATCTCCGGTACAATGCAAGAAGTTATTTCTTTTATGATTAACTGGAAGTATAATACTGAGCTTAGTGGTAACGACATTGAATTTAAGCTAAGTGCAGACTTCTCCCCAATGGTTGGTGGTGAAGGAGCAATGCGCCTCGTCTCTGATTGGTATCAGTCTGGTGTCATTTCTCGTAATACCTTTATTAGTATTGCGAAGTATAATGACTTCCTCCCTGCTAACTACGATGACGAAGAAGCAATCCAGCAGATTCAACAGGATCCACTTGTTAATACTGTTCCTGACTCTCAGATTGAGTTGGAAGAAGAATAAGTTAGGACAGGTTTGTAGGTATCTACCGTAGCCACAGGCGTCACTACACAGATACTTGAGGGGTTCAATTCCCCACTCTAACACCAAAACAAAGGAGGCTCCCTGACGGGGGTCTCCGATACTCGCTAGTTAGGCTAGTGATACGGGTAACTCCGAACTACTGTAGTAGTAAAAATGAGGAAATAACTATGTCAACTATTAACGAAAACATTTTCAATAAGATCGTAGACCACATGGGCGATGTTCGCCTCTATGAGAATGGTCAGCAGATTAAGCAAAGACAGGTTTTGTCACAACACAGAGTGAACTTGAAAACACTACTCTCTAAGAATATCCGAGCGGATGTTCGGCCCGAGGTTAATCGTTTCGCTAAAGAAATGAATGACTCCGTGGTTGGTAGTACGAAAGATTTCTTTGTAGCACAAAACAACTTTCACTATAATAATATTGCACAAGAAACAAAGCGTTTCTATAAGTTAGAAAAGCCGACTACAACTCAACTCCTTGGTGACATTACAGGCCCGGGAATGAAGGGCTCAAAGTCAATCACTCAGAATGTAAAGAATATCTCTGCGGGTGAGCTAGTACGTATCCAGACTAAGGTTCAGGGCGGCATAGCGAAGGGCTTAACTAACGATGAAATTATTAAAGATGTTTTAAAGACTACTAAAATTACTGAACACCAAGCTAAATCGCTTACACGTACAGCTATCACTTCTACCCAGACAAATGCCATGAACCGGCTACTCGCCGCTAACCCAGAACTCTTTGAGGGTTACATGTTCACAGCTATTCTGGATGGGCGTACAAGTTCTATCTGCTCCTTTCATAATGGACAGGTTTACAAGCTGGATGATCGGCGCTTCATGCCACCACTGCACTTCAATTGTCGTTCTGCTATGGTGCCTGTTCTTAAAAGCAAAGAGGATCTACTTAAACTAGACTC